AAGAGGAGTCAAATATGATTGACAAAAAGAAAAAAGGCGGTATGGCAAAGCGCTATGCGCGCAGCTATGAAAAGAAAGACACTTTTGGAACTTCTAAAGGTGGCGCAATTAATTATCGCGCTTATGACGGTGAAATTACTTTCTTTAATCCAGTTGAGGGTAAAAACAGAATCAACATCATCCCTTACGTGATTAAAAGCAAGAATCATCCGCTTGTTAAATCTGGTGAAGCAGAAATTGGTGAGAAAGATTATGTTTTGGACTTTTATGCTCATCGTGGAGTTGGCCCAGGTGAAAAGACAGTTCTTTGTTTGAAAAACACTTATGGAAAACCATGTCCAATTTGCGAACAGTCTGCGAAGTTAAGAAAAGACGGTAAAGAGAAAGAAGCAAACGCGCTCAAACCTTCTCGCCGCGTAATTTATAATGTTGAAGATTTGAAAGAACCGGGAAAAATTAAGGTGTTTGAAACTTCTCATTATTTATTCGAAAAAGAATTGATTGAAGAAGCAAGAGATGATGAAGAAGGTGGATTTGTAGACTTTGCTGATGAAGAGGAAGGAAAAGAAATCAAATTCCGTGGAAGTAAAGTTCAAGCTAAAAACATGGAATATATTGAATTCAAGTCATTTGCTTTTGAAGATCGCGATGAACCGCTTGATGAAGATTTGATTGAAAGCGCTATTTCTTTTGATGAACTTCTTTCAGTTCCAACTTATGAAGAAGTTGAAAAAATTCTTTATGGTGATGATGACGAATCCGAAGATGAAAATGAAGAAGATGACGATGAGGAAGAAGAAAAACCTTCAAAATCTAAATCGAAGTCAAAATCAAAATCTGATGATGAAGATGATGAAGATGACGAGGAAGAAAAGCCTGTAAAGAAATCTTCAAAAAAAGTTGAAGACGAATATGATGAGGAAGAAGATGAGCCTGCTCCAAAAAAATCTTCTAAAAAGTCAAAATCTAAATCTTATGACGATGATGAAGACGATGATGAAGACGATGATGAAGATGATGAAAAACCTTCAAAATCTAAATCGAAGTCAAAATCAAAACGCGATGAAGATGACGAAACTGATGATGACGATGATGAACCAGAAGAAAAACCTGCAAAGAAATCAAAGTCAAAATCTTGCGAGGATTGTCCATTTGGTCATAAATTCGGAAAAGATTGCGATGAATATTCAGAATGCGATGATTGTGACATTTGGGATAAATGCGTAAAAGCTAGTGAATAAAAATCGCTAATGTATTTGAAATCTTATCCGGGGATAATAAACCGGATAAGATTTTTAAGAGGGATGAAAATGAAATTCAAACAAGTTGTTGAAAGATGTGTAGGAAAAGGAATCTCAATTACTAAGCAGGGCTTATATTTAGCCGGGCTGCAGCACGGTTTTATTGTTAAAACTGAAAATCATTCTAATTTGTTTGTAAGAGAAAAGTTTGAAGAATGGATGGAAAAGAAACTTGAAAAAGTCCCAGAAGGATATTTTTCATTGTTAGAATGTTCTAAAAAATTAAATAAACCTTTATCAACTGTTTATTATTTAATTAAAGCTGGAAATTTAGAAGTGAAAAAAATAGGTACAAATGAGGTGATTTATGTCCGATTTGAAGACCTTGAAAAATATATCGAAATCCGTGAGCATGGTAGTGAGGAAAAATATGGAAACTAAAAAAGTTGAGCCAATATATTTTCAGACAGGTTGTACTTTATTGGATTTGGTTTTAGGCGGTGCAAAAGGTGTTCTAGGGTGTCCGGCTGGAAAATTTATCAATATTGTTGGTGATAAATCAGCCGGTAAAACTTTTTTGAGTAATGAATTTATTGCTTGGAGTCATTATCATTTTGGTGAAAAATTCCGTTGGGCTTATGATGATTCAGAATCCGGTTATAGTTTTGATACTGAATCTATGTATGGATTTGAGATTATGCCTATGGATATTGATGAGCGTTTTCATTCTGAAAATGTTGAAGATGCTTTCTGCAATATCGCGAATTTTGCCAGAGGATTAAAAAAGAGTGAATTTGGAATTTATGTAATTGACTCTTTGGATGGTTTGACTTCTTATGAACAGGATGAAAGAGCCTCAGAGCGATTAAAGAAATTTGACGAAGGAAAGAAACTTGAAAAAGGAACAATGGGAATGGGCAAACAGAAATATCTTTCTCAGGAGTTTTTCCCACAGCTTTGTTCTTTAATTGAAAAGAAAAATATTTTAGTTATCATTATTTCACAAATTCGCGAAAATATTGACCCATATAGTTTTGAAAAATACGATAGATCCGGCGGTAAAGCAATGGATTTTTATGCTCATTCTGTTCTTTGGCTTGCGGGCGCTAAGAAGATTTTGAGAAAAGATGTTCCAGTTGGAAACGTTGTAAAAGCTAAGACAACAAAAAGTAAAACCCCAAGACCATTCCGGGAATGCTTCTTCAATTTCATTTATGATTATGGACTTGATGATATTGGTTCAAGTGTTGATTATTTATTCGATTTGAGAACTGAAAAAGGTGAGTTGAATAATAAATCAAAAGCTATTAAATGGGAAGGCGGTGAATTAAGTCTGGATGATTTGAAAGAATTTATTGAAAAAAATAATTATTCTGAAAAATTTGAAGACAGTAAATATTTTGACGGAAAATATGACCGCGAAAGTATTTTTGATTTTATTCAATCTAAAAAAGAATATCGGGAAAAATACAAAGAAACTTTTGGTGAAACTATGAGCCGCGATGAACTTATTTCATATATTGAAGAAAATGAACTTGAAGATGAATTGCGTGAAAGAGTTATTGAAAAGTGGGAAAATTTTGAGGATAGTATCAAATCAAATCGTAAGAAAAAATATTATTCAAAACAACCGGAGATTAAAGAATGAAAGAAATGCTTTTCACCAAAGATGAATCTAAATTTATCCGGGAATGTCTTCAAGATGAAATTGATACATTGAAATCTGGTTTTTATGGTCAAGATATGGAATTGACTAATGCCAGAGCCAAAAAAGAAAAAGAATGTTTGAGGCTCATTAAAAAGTTTGAAAACGCAGAAAAGACAATAAAAGTTTCTTCCAGAAAAGGAAAAGGCCGCGGCCTGCAATATTGGGTTTGCGAAAGAATCGCGGATCTATTTGGAGTTGAATTTAATCAGCAAAATGATAATTCTTTGATTCAAAGTAGATCTATGGGATTGAATGGAACCGATGTTATTTTGCGCGGTGAAATATATGAGAAATTTCCTTTTGATATTGAATGTAAATCTTGCGAATCGTTATCAATCCCGGAATGGATAAGACAAGCCAGAGCCAATAAGAAAAATAATAGGTTTTGGCTTTTAGTTTTTAAAAAGCAAACTTTAGGTCATATGCCTTTAGTTGTTATGGAATGGAATACATTTGAGAAATTTTACAGAATTGTATTAAAACACTGGAAGAAAAATTAATAAAATGAAGTTTCAAATCTTATAATAAACTAGAGGATAAAAATGATTAAATCTTTAGAAATAAAGAATGTTCAAAGTCATAAAAATTCCCGGCTTGAATTTTCTCCGGGAATAAATGCTTTGGTTGGAACTTCTAATAATGGAAAATCGGCTGTATTAAGAGCATTAATTTGGGCCATTACTAATAGACCGCTTGGAACAGAAATTTTACTTTCAAACTGGGCTTATGATTCAAAAGGCAAACAGAATGAAGAAATGTCTGTAACTGTTGAAAAAGAAAATTCGACTTTAACAAGACGAAAAACAAAAACTGAAAACGAATATGTAATTAATGATGAAGTTTTAGAAGCAATTAAAACTGATGTTCCAGAAGATGTAAAAAATTTCTTTGCTTTAACAGAAACTAATATTCAAAGACAGCAGGATGCTCCATTTTTACTTTCTTTAAGTTCAGGAAAGATCGCTGAATATTTTAACAGAATTGTTCGTTTGGATATTATTGATAGGGTTTTGACCAACGCGGAAACAACCAGAAGAAAAATGAAAAACCGGTTTGAAAGCGCTGAAGAAGATGAAAAGAAATTAGAATCAGAATTAGAAAAATATAACTGGTTGGA